GTAAATGTCATCAATACCTGCCTCTCTAAAACTGTGATACAGTTCTTCATAACCAGGTAACTGTTGACTAGAACATGTAGGAGTAAAAGCACCAGGCAATCCAAAGATTACCACTCTCTTACTATCAAAAAGAGTTTCCCTAGTTAGGTCAACCCATACTGTCTCGCCATCAGATTTTGTAACTTGCCTTGATAGTTTAAAATCAGGCACCCTTCCAGGTAAATTACTCATTATCTTCTCCTTCAAAAGGATTAACTTCGCCCTTCATTACTTTTCTAACGATGTTAATCGCAGGATTAGGCCTAGTAAAAATATATTCTACTGTTTCGCCTTCCTTGTTAAATTCAACTACCCAGCCATTCTGTGCTTCACGGATAGTTACTTCTAATTTATCTTCTCCCATGTTACTCTCCTATTTCTGATGAACGCTCAAGCGCCAACCAGTATTTAGTATCTCCCTTACTAGAATCTAGGAACATGAACTTTTTCTCAGATAAAATAACACTATAAGCACCAGGGATAATCTTAAAGTTTTCCACTGCTAGCCTAGCATCGAATTTTTTATCTGTTTGTCCTATAACCTGTCTAAAAGAATTAGACTTAGGTGTAGCAGGGTCTCCTACTGTAATAACTACCTGAGAACCATCACCAACTACGCTTAACATAGGAGCTGCTGTAATAGCTGCTGCCTTAAGGATCATGTCAATGTCCTCTTTAGTTAAATCGAATTGGAAGAAGTTATCAACTTCAATACTCTTGTCAGGAGCACTAACAATAATGTTAGGGTCTGCATAAAAGTATTCAAATACAGAAGATCCTTTTGTAACTTTAAGACTCTCATCTCCAAAGTCAACATCTGTATCTTCCATTACAGTAAGAAGGGAAAGCAGGCTATTCAAATCATAGACTGCAAATTCTTTAGGGAATGTTTCTTTAATCTCAGCTCGAGCAAAAATGTTTTTGCCTGTGCTAATTGTAGAAAGTGTGTTCCCTTCACGAACCAGAATGTTCGTATTAATTGTAGCGAAATTCTTGAGGGTATCAAGAGTATCTTTGCTTAGTTTCATAATATTCTCCAAATTTAAAACCTATAAGTGTATTATAGATTCTTACATACTAAAAGTCAATGGTCTTTAGGACCAATTCATATAATTATTCAGGCCAAAGAGTTGAATCTTCGCCTGCGTCGTTATTAAGGACAACAGATAATGTTAGGTCTGAATTATCAGCAATTGCGGTTTGTACCCAATTTTTATATGAAGTTAAATCATAATCTTCTTGTACATCTCTTGCATCTTTATAAGTTTGATAAGCTGCGTCGCTATCATGCTCGATAACTACTGTCAATGTCAATTCATCTCCTGATAAAGAGAAGCTAATATCCACGCCGTTGTCCGTGAACCATTGCCTTCTCCAAGTATCAAAATTTGCATTGTGATCTGATAGTTTAGGGAAGTCAATTCCTGTATTAGTCCTTGTATAAACCGTTGTTATTGTAGCTGCCATTTGTTTATCCTAATTAATTGTTCTAATCGTATTATTTATAAGAGTTTAATCGTCTAAATAATGTTTTACGGTATTATTATCGTGTTCATTAAGTGCAATAATAGCGTAATGTAGGACCTTCATAAGATCCTTTCTGTAGTCTTCTGGACTGCCTTTTTTACCGTAGCGTTGTGCATATTTTAGAATGTTACCTATGGAAAATCCTATTCCATGTCCACAATCACTAATGAATTCTGTTGATTGAAATTTGTTTCGACTATAATGTCCTGTATAAGTGGCGTCGATATACGATTGGAGCTCTCTAATGAGAGCTCCTTCGTTGAACTTATACTCCGGTTCTTTAGCTTTCGCCATCTGCGTGTATCTCCTGTTCAGTTTCTTCGGTTTCATCTAGTTCAACACTAGGGTCAACCTTGGCATACAAATCAATGAATGCCTGTTTGGTGTCTTCGTCGAACCTATTAACACAAAGTTGAACTGCTTTTTGCTTGTCCTTAAACACGGCAAATGCGTTAACAATGTGCTCCAACCTTCTTGTTGAAATAAGTTCGTCAATAGCACCTTCGTAATATGTTTTACGAATTACATCACTCCAAGTAACAAGGTGTGTCGCGAAGTCTTCGTCAACATTGTTGACTTTTTCCATCTTCTTGATCACTATCTTTTTCTCGGTAGCTAGTGTAGGGTACTCCTGCTCGACTGTAATTGCAAACCTTTCTAGGAATGCCTCGTCGAGTATGTTGGCTGAAATAAATTTGCCATCATCTGAACCTCGACCCTTAGTATTAGCTGTCGCCACTAAGTTAAATCCAGGAGCAGGAGTAACGGTTTCGCCGGTCTTCTTGTTGAAATAAGGTTTCCCCTCAAGGATGGCTTGTAAGCACATCAACTTATTTGAACCCCTATCGACTTCATCAAGAATGAGAACAGCGCCCCGCTTCATCGCGGTGAGGACGGGCCCTTCTCTATAAACGACGTTTCCGTCAACTAATGTATTGCCACCGATTAAATCATCCTCATCAGTTTCAATACTAATATTTACTCTTATAGCCTCACGCTTAAGATTTGCACATACTTGTTCAACCATTGTAGTCTTACCATTACCTGAAAGTCCTGATATGAATATTGGGTAGAACATGCTAGTGCTTAGGACTGTTTTCAAGTCCTTGTAAAAACCAAATGGTACAAAAGTAGCATCCTTATTAGGGATCAAATCATCTACTTCTACAGCTAGTTTAGCTTGTACCAACACCTGTGGAGCTTGGGTTTCAACCACTGCTAAAGGTGCTTGTTGAGCCTGTTCAATGGGCTGTGCCTGAGCAACCTGTCCACCAAACATGCTGGTTAAATTATAAACCCCTCTGTCAACTTTGACTTCAGGTTTGCCGTTAACCAACCACGCTGGGAAACCTAAGCCTATTGAGCTAGCAGTTTCAATGATTTGTTTACGGGTAAAAACTCCAGTGCCATTGTCCTGTGACTGTAACGCCTGGATTAAGTTTTCTCTATCTATTGCTTTCATATTATAAGTCCTCACTTTTATTATTTAATATACATGTATTATGCACTCTGGCGAACCAAGAGTCAAGCATTTTATGTAAATCTTTTGAAATCTTTTTCCCTCTATAAGGGGCTATGGCAGGGGCTAAATCCAGGGTACCTAGTGTATTACCTAGGTCTACTTCTCCCCTTAGAGGGGTGCTAGTAGGGTCGTTTTTGGTTAGTCTTATCATCTATGCCACTAAGTCTATTATTTGGTTAAGGAATGTTCTAGAAGTCTTCTTGTTTTTGTTGAAGTTTCTGAACCCTCTAAGTAAGTCACCTTTCTTATTGGACTTCACATCTAACTCTTTATGTTCAATCTTAAGATCATCTCTACCTTTAAGTAAGAACCTAGCGTCATATCCAAATGCTGGAGTAGTAACTGCAAACTTCTTGGCAAGTACATCCTTCCATACATTCTCAATCCATGAGCTGGACATGTAGTATTCTGCCTCACCGTCCATCCAAGCATCTGCTTGATGTTCTGTGTGGAATGCTTCTCTTTTACCGTCAACAATGTGGAAGTTGATTAGTGTAGAACCAGTTACTCTTTTGTAATGTTCTAAGAGTGTCTGTGTAGTAACACCATCTCTTCTGGAGTAACCATCTTTCTGTGGAAGTCTAGTTACCACTGCACCATCTTTAACGGCAATTTGGTCTGAGTAAACGGATTCTGTACCTACTCTGTCTTCCATATCTCTTTCTGTTCTTCTGAAAGTAACTGAATCTGTAGCACCACCATCTGTTAAGAAAATTGTTGTAAGTAATTCTACATTATATTTCTTTTGGAAATCTTTTGCCACTTCAGTTGCCATGATTACTGCTGAATTAAGTGGTGTACCACCTAGTCTAAAGTATTCGTTAGTGATGTAACCAAAGTATGGGTTCTCAGAATTAGCAACATCATTGTAATATCTACCTCTACCATAACCTATTTTCATAAGTAATAAGTATGAAATTGCGTTGATGAATTCTGTTTTCTTACATGTTGAGCTTAACATATGAACAAGTGCAAAGCTTGAATCAGTAACTAAAATCTCACCGTCTGGTGTGTTCTTAATTGCTGTCTTGTTCATGTCCGAATTTTCACTCCAAGGACTAGTAGACTCTTTTGTATCGTAATCATATGGACGATTGTTTGAAAAACCATATACATCAAATGGAATGTTAACCTTTCTGCAGAACATTGCCATATTCATCATCTGTTCTAAAGTACCTTCCATTTGTCTGTGCATGCTACCTGATAAGTCAACATACATTATGATACCATGGTTCTTACCGTTAGGAATAATCATGTTCTTTTGGAATAAGTCTTCAGTCAATTTGTAAGCCCAAAGCTTGTCCTCATTAAGATCACCTGACTTAGATTCTCTAGCCTTCTTGTTGGCAGCTGCTGCTTTTTTAAGTTCAAACTGTTGAGCCATGGATGCTACTACTGGAGCAGTATCTTTAAGGAACTTAGCATATAACTTAGAAGCTATGCCTTTAAGTTCTGAGTTAGGAACTTCTTTCTCATCATAGTAATAATCGTCTGAGTTTTTATCTAACTCTTTAAGATCAATTGCGTTATCCCAATCATATAGTTCGTTCATTGGGACAATCCAATCTTTAGCCTTGAACATTTTCTGAGGGCTAACATAAGTAATTGGCTTAGCATCTACATCAACAAGTTCTGATTCGTTTCTTCTGAACTCCTCATCTGTAATTGACTTTTGGCCTTCGTTGTCTAGGAAGCCATGCATCTTTTCAACTTCTTCAATAGCTTCTTTAAGCTCTTCTTGTTTCTCTTTGTTTTCTTTTAAAGCTTCGTTGTAAAGTTCTTGAGCTTTTTCTTCTGCTTGATATTCTTTAGCTCTACGCTCTCTTTCTTCTTGGCGTTTCTTTTCTTCTTCCTGCCACTCTTGTTCACGACGCTCATTGTATTCTTCATCGGTTTCATCTTCACCTTTTGAACCGCCTGGAGTTCCTGGCTTAGGGTTGCCCCACTCATCTTTGTTTGGGTCTTCTTCTCCCTCGCCTTCACCTTCGCCTTCTCCCTCGCCTTCTTCTTCCTCTTCCTCTTCTTGTTTCATGTGTTCTGGTTTGTAATCGTTCCAGTCAGGAGTTGATTCTTGTGTTTGATCCATATCAGACATTAAGTCATCTAGTAATTGTTGAAGTGGTTCAAGTTCGTCTGCTCTATCCTCAGCTTCTTGTTTGGAAATATCTGCTAGTTCATTAGCAAGTAATTCTACATCTTCCCATGTTTCAGTATTTGCAACTCTGTCTAGGAAGTTCTGTTCTGTTTCTGTAAATTTAAGACCAAGTAAATGTCCAATTTTAAAATGAAGGTTAACTCTATCTACAAATGGAAGTTTGGTTAAGTCTCTACCCTTAACACCAAAAAAGTCTTTGTCGAATAATTCTTGGTAGCCTTTGTGGAATGACTTAACAAGTCCAGGATATCTTTCTTTTACTTTACGCTCAATTCTAGCGTCTTCAATAATGTTAAGAAAAGATTTAAGTGAAGGGTTACTAATAACTGTACCATGCCATCCTTCTTCTGGAGTTTCGTGTGCATGTCCTACTTCGTGTCCTACAAATAGATCGTATAAATCATTAGACATGTCCTTCCACATTGGAAGATATAGCTTTCTGTTTTTAACATCAAATGCTGCTGTTGGTGCTTTCGCATCATGCTCAACACTGATGTCTTCAGTTGCTAATAACTTGGCTAATACTGATTTTACTTCTATTTGATTTGGCATAAAGTCCTCACTTTTTACTTGTTTCTTTATTATGTATACTATTATGCACTCTAAAGAACCAAGAGTCAAGCACTTTATGCTAATCTTTTGAAATCTTTTTCCTTATTAGATCAATAAGTTAGGTCCAAGGACAAGGAAAATTCCCTACCACCAGCCCCAAAACCGGGTAAAATCTCGAAATCTCTGTCCAAAATGTCCCTAATTTGAAAGCCTAAGCGATGTCTTGGTGTTAGGTAGTATCCCAGGTTAAAGTTGAAAGTAGATACATCATCAATAGATGTTCCGTCAAAATCATTACCTTTGTTGTATTGTCCTATATAGGTTATTCTATAATCCAATCTACCATCTGTATTACTACCACTCCAAGCTATTCTAATTCTTTGTTCAGGTACTCTAACTCTATCTGAATCTGTATATCCTAAAAACACATTCAAGTTACCTTCATCTAACATCCAATTTTTCGCATACTTAATACCTGTAGAATCATATCCTCCTGCGTTGATATATGATGAAGATGAAAAGTTATAATCAATGCTTTGTGAGAATTCATAATGCCATAATGTAATACCACTAATAGATGCCTCAATACCTTTGCCTTTTTCAGGTTGTAAATTAGGATTACCAAAGACCCAATCATCACCATATCTTTCATATAAGTTTGGCTTTCTAAAACTATTAGCAAAAGATATTTTAAAGCCGGCTGACTCATAACCTAATCTATAAATGTGTTCGTTCTCCTCAAATCTATAACCTACTCCATAATTTCCATTAATATTGTAGTTAAGATAACCTGCTGTTCTATTATCCCACGCATCATTATATTTTTCCTGGTTGTTCTGTGCACCTAGTATTAGTCCAGGGATAACTTCTTTATTAGCATCTATAAAATATCTTTCATTTTTAGCTTCCCATCCTGTATTATGTTTTACATCATTTAATGAGTAACCTACAGTCAACCAATCTCCTCTGATAGAAACATCTGATTTAAATCCTTCTTGAACACATTCATTTCCACCTAAACCAAACCAACAATTATCATAATCATATTTGTAGTCTTGTAGAACTGAAATCATTTTCCATTGGCCGTATTCTGTCTTGGTTTTAAGTGTTACATTTTCAAACCAATCCTCTTCTGTATTATCTGTTCTTACAGAACCATTAGATCCTTTATATGTAGACAAGTGAAACGATTCTGTTCCGCCTTGTATTGAATACATATCATCGCCTAATCTCATAAAAAGATTTTTGCCGTCAAAGTTATCCTCCATAAGTATTGTTCCTGCCATTGACGAAGAACCATACAAGGCACTATTAGGTCCTGATATTGTTGTTAGTGATTGGAATGTAGGAAGTTCTGTTCCAAAATCATACCAGCCTGAGCCAGGATCATTAACAGGAATTCCATTTCTATAAACAGTTGTATGCTTAGTATCTGTTCCATGTGTTGTTGCTCCTACGAAACCACCTATGCCACCTGGCTGATAAGTTCTTGTAGGATCAAGTGCTTCTATAATAGAGTAATCTGTTTCTGGATTTGAATATCCGTATGTGGTGTTAGCTCCAATAACAATTACTTCTTCAATGTCTGAGGCCTTAGCAACGGCGCTCATCAAAAGGCCAATGGCCAATAGTCCTGCAAAAAGCAGAGCTTTAATTTTTCCTTCCATGTTGTATCTCGGTTATTGACCCTTTAAGAGTTTGATAAGCTTGCCACACTTGTAGCCCCATCTGTTTCCACAAGGGTAAGCTTCTTCGTAACTTCTTTTAGAGTCGTAAGGTTTATTATATTGAGGACGCCAGTTGAACCTATTATAATCTCGATTGGGATTACAAATAGGAGCAGCATATACTGGGTCTCCATTTCTATCCAGGACCCAATAGCATTCTTCATCTCCACTTTTATAAGACGGTGTTATAATTGTTGTTCCGCCTGGAAGAATAACGGTGTTTGTGCCGTTGCTATTTTTTCCTTTTTGTATTTCAGAACCTAAAATACCTCCTAGTATTAAGGCTCCTATTACATCACTTGTATCTGCTGCGTGTGCTTTGGGTGCAAACACAAATGCAAATACTAAACTTATTATTGCTATATATTTCATCGTACTAAGCATTATGAACTCTTTTGTTTAGAAAGTAAAGCTTTTTTACTTCCTTTTGGTCCTTTAATTTTTTTGTTTCTTGCTTCTAATCTTTTCTCTACTTCTACAGGATTCATCCAAAAGTCTTTACCATCTATAATCATCTTAATCTCATTAGGTTCTAAGAAACCTTTGTAAGTAACATTAAACAAATGTCTAGCCCACTTATCGTCTGCTACTACACCTGCTAATTGTTCGTTCCCTTTACCCCAATTACCTGAACTGTATGTATGGAACATGAAATGACTATGTTCTGATATCTCACAAATATCTGCTGTTAGAAACAATAAAGTAGCTGCTGACATGCACATACCTTCCACTGATGCTACAACACATGCTGGTGTCTCTTGCATAGATCTCATCAACTGTATAGCCGTAAAAATCTCTCCACCACCAGAGTTAATGTGTAGATATACAATATCATTTTCAGTAGCTGATCTCATCATTTGATTCCAGTCCTGATAATCTTTTGCATCTCCTATAGGACCTGTTAAATAAAGATCAAATATATTTGATACAGGTCTTTGATATGCGTTTGATGCTTGGTTCTTATTTAATCCGTTAGATTCGCTCATAGTATCTTGTAACCGCCTTTATTTTTTCAATTTGTTTATCAATGATTGCCGTTCTATTTGGCCAATGGATATATTCCTTCTCAGGATTCTTTTGTAAATTGTAAAGTAAAGGGAGGACAAGATCCTCTACATCACGAAGTTTGCTGGATACATCTGATTCTATTAATGTTCTGTGTTCATTAATCATCCCAGAATTATCTGCGTTCAATACCTTAGCTTCTAGCTGTGCTAGTTTATCTAAGATTGCGTCTTGATCAACGGAGGGTTGTGCAGGAGCAGGTGTCCCTTGATCGGGTTCGTCTACTGCTGTAAAACCAAAGTCAAAAATGTCGTCTGCCATTTGTGTTTCTCCTATTAATACTATTTATGCCTGTTTGGCCTTAGCTTGTGATCTTTGGTACTTCTTAACCTTCTTCTCTAGGGCCTTCATCGCCCTATCAAGTTTTAATTTGGTAACTCTCATAGTAAAGTTTTGGCCAATCATGTGATCGTATTCATGTAGGATAACTCTTGCAGTTACTCCTTGATATGTTTCGACGAACTCTTCTCCTTCTTCGTCCCAATACTTTATAGCTACCTGGGTGGGTCTACTAACCATAAGCCATAAGCCAGGAAAAGATAAACAACCTTCTTTCATAGATTCTTTCTCTTCACCTACACCAACAACCTCTGGATTAATAAAAATCTTTTCTAAGCCTTCTTCTTTACCGTCACCAATAACAAAGACAGCTTTATCTATACCTACTTGGTTTGCTGATAATCCAACACCTCCCAAGTCGTACATCTTTTTAATTAGTTTATCCCTTAGATCTTTAGCATCATCTTTCTCAAAATCAAAAGGTGATGGATTAACTTTTAGTAAGTCATCATAAAAAGGAATAAGTTCTAGTTCCTTGGGAGTATCTATTTCTGTACCTGTGACTTCTGTAAGTTTCATTTCTTCCATATTAACATCCTATATCTGGTGCTCCAGTATCTCCAATAATACCATCATAACCTTTGAACCTATAAAAAACTGTAATTTCTTCTCCAGCCTTTATAGGTCTTATAGCGTACAAAGTTCTATCACCTGCGTCTGTTGTAATAAAACAATTTGGATCTTCGCTATGATTTATAAAACCTCCAAGAGGTGTTCTAACCCATTCATGCCTATCTCTATATAATACTAATACATGAGTCTCACCAAATGCTGTTCCAGCATGATGTGAAATTGTAGCATGTAATCCTAAGCCGTCTATTTTACTATTTTTAATTGTTAATCCTTCGGGTAAAGGTCTATATGTTTCCATATCAAACTTCATCTTTGAACTGATCATAACCACCGACATGCTTTTCGCCTATCCATATCTGTGGAAATGTTCTTGCATTTGGAACCTTTTCAAATAGTTCTTCAGCAGTAAAGTCTGCATCTAACATTTTATATTCATAGTCTAATCCTTTTTGTTCACATAGTGCTTTAGCTCTATCACAAAATGGACATCTAGGTTTTCCGTATATTGTAATCATTTTCTTCCTTTTAAAAATTTTATCCCAATTCTCTGCGTAAGCTTTTTCGTTACTGTTTCTTCGCTTACTACCTTTGCCACCGTGCCATTGACTCATTTATATATGTCAAGCTGTCCTCTGCAGTATATAAAGATTGTCATCTTTTGATTTTGTTCCAGGCTTGGTAAGACTTCCTGGATCTTCATATTGAGGTCCTTCTTTTATATATTCAGGTCCTACATAAGTAGTAATCTCAAAATCTAACCACATATTTTTACTTCCTTTGTAGCGTTGTAAAAACTTATCTACTTCTTTTTCTAATATTGGAAAGTTTACTTCATGGTTTTGAACATCTTCTATAATAAAATAGCCAAGTGGCAATAATTTTTCTAAATATAGTTCAATCATTTTACATTGGTGTTGTATAAAGTGTGAGCCATCATCAATAATAATATCCATTTGTGCTGGAAACATATCAGCAACTTTTTTGGTATAAGCATCAGACATTACATGAATAATTCTTTCCCCTCTGTTCATCCTCCAATTGGGTTGTTCAATATCGGCTGTCCATATAGTAGCTCCTGTAAAATAATCTCTAGCTAATAATGCTGAGCCTCCATAAGCACTACCTACTTCTAAATAATTCTTTACTGTATGTTGTATAGGCTCAAACAAATCATCATAAACTTCTGTACCGTAAGTATGTGGTCCACACTTATCTGTCAGGTACTTATGCTTTTTAAATTGTTCGCTATACTTCATTTACCAATAACCGAATAGTTCTGCCTCTTTTCAAACTTAATAACCGATCTAAATTTATCAAACAGTTGATCACCCTTGTGCGAGATTACAAAAACATTTGTATCATCGCCTATAGTGTTCAATAAGTTCATTACAAACTCTGTTCCATTAACATCTAAACTACTATCAAACACTTCATCTAATAATAAAATATTTGTACTAGCGCTGTTTTTCATCTTGGCAATAGTTCGCCAAGTAAATACTAAAGCCAAATCTATTCTTTGTTTCTCACCTTCACTAAAAGATGCATAACTAAATTTGTCTCTGTGTCTAGATTTAATTGTCTCTTTAAATGTTTCATCTAAATCAAACTGCACAAAGAAATCCATAGCAGCTAAATATTTGTTAACAAGTTTATTTATTATAGGTAAATAAGCTTTTATAATTTTTGTCTTGATTCCGGTATCCTGTAACATAGACTTAGCAACATCAAAATAATGTCCGTCTTCACTTAAAGAACTCTTAGACTCTACCTTTTTCAAAGTAGCCTTAGCTAAGGTTTTAAGTTTTGTTTTTTCTTCTGTAATGTTTCCTGTCTTAGTTTCTGTATCACTAAGTTCTAATTGTAGTCTTTGTTGGATTCTTTGTTGAGTAATGACTTCATTATTAGCTTCCATTATCTTTTCGTCTAACTCTTGTACCTTATTAACAAGTATATCAATCTCGCTATACTGCGTATCCAGTTCTTCTAGAGCTTTTTCCAATTCAGAGATCTTTTCTTCATCTCTTTGTGTCATTATTTCTTTATGATCGTGTTCGATACCTTGCTGACATGTAGGACATTCGTCTGTGTTGTGGAAGAATTCTAATTCTTTTCTGTGATTTGTAAGTTGGGTTTCAAACTTGGATCTATAATCTTCAAGCTTTCTTTTCTTTTCTGAAACTGGACCAACCTCCTGTTTCTCCGTTGTGAATCTTGTAGCCGTTTCCGTTGCCGTCTCGATCGCATTATCGGTTTCCTTAATGTCGTTTAGGATCTGTGTGACTTTAGATGATTTATCATCCTCCAATGTTCTTATATATGTTTCTTGAAGATTACATTTTTGTTTAGCAATCTCTATCTCACCTTCAACAATTCTTTTATCATTTTCTAATTGTGTAAGTTTACCTTTAAGTACAGAATTCATGCTTGTAAAGATACTAATGTCTAATATATCTTCTATTATCTCTCGTCTAGCACCTAAGTGTAATTGCATAAAAGGAGTAAATGAGGCACTACCTAACATAACAATTTGTGTGAAAGACTTATAGTTAAGTTTAAGAATGGTTTCTTCTAAATACTTTTGGAAGTCTCTTATGTTGGCATTCTTATCTAGTAACTCTCCATTAATTTCAATATCAAAAACTCTAGGTTGTAAGCCTCTTTTAATTGTATAGTTCTTACTTCCTATACTAAAGGATATTTCTACACGACAATTCTTGCCGTTAATAGTATTAATAAGCTGAGGTTTAGATACTGTTCTAAAAGGTTTGTTAAACAAAGCAAATGTCAAAGCATCTAATAATGTGGACTTACCACTTCCATTCTCACCTACAATTAATGTGCTAGGAGAATGATCTAGTTTTACTTCTGTCCAACCATTTCCTGTAGACAAAAAGTTTTTCCATCTAATAGTATTAAAATGTATCATATAGTTTCTTGTGCTTCAATATAAAGGCTCTGCAATAAATTCTTAATTCTTTGTTTATCTAAATCTGTTTCAACAACATCAACATATTCTTTTAGCAATGTCATTGTATCTTCTAGGTCTATATCTTCACCCAATGCCTCATCTTCAAACTCTGAGAAGTCTTCTATAATTTTTAAGTCAATTAAGTTACAGGTATATAATTTATCTACGAATGTATCAAACTTTTTAAAGTCTGTTTTCTTAGTTACAATTAGCTTAACAGAAGTACCAACAATACTAGTAAAATCGTAATTGCTAATGGCATTGCTCCCTTCGAAATCTGAATCGTCGTAATAAATTTTGTGGAAGATTCTAAACGGGTTATTGATGTATTCCAAAGCTCTTTCAACTGTGTCGTAAATGGCGAAACCTCTAGGGTCTTTATAGTCAGACCAAGTGATCTCGTAAGGGTTGCCCATATATGTAATATTCCCTCTGCTATGGCGATGATGAAAATGGCCACTGACCACAAGATCAAAGTCACTAAAAGCGTCAGTATCCATGCCATGGAGATTAGGCATTCCAGGCAAAAGGAAGTAACCTGCGAATTCGAAATGTCCGAAGCAAGTCTTTGCGTCAGATTCTTTAATTTTGGCCATAGTCCTGTCATAATTTTCACCACATATCCATGGAAGGTATAATACCTTCTCTCTATCTAACATTATTTCTGTTGGTTCTTGATATAATGTTATGTTGTTATATTCCCCTAACAATAAGTCAGGGCTGTTTACATCATTTGTATTCTTAAAATAGGTATCATGATTACCAGGAATCATATGAATATCTATTCCTAACTCTGCTGCCTTGCCAAAGAAATATCTTTTACAAGACTTCAATGTATTAAAGTTGATATACTTTCGTCTATCAAATATGTCACCTAAGTGGCATACAGTTTTAATGTCATGCTCTACTAAGTATGGAAAGAATGTTTCATCATAAAACTTAGCAAAGTAAGCATCAAAAGCTAAACTGTCTGATCTGGCACCAAAGTGGGTGTCCGTAACTAGAGCTACTTTCATATTTAGCCCTCGTAAATAGCGCTGTTCGCCCCGTGCTCTCTTACCTCGCAACTAACAGCAAAACATCTGCCATCAGTTTTCTTTTTAACTAAATCATCTGCGAAATGGAATGCTTGTTCTGCAAACTTCTCACATCCTACTCCGTTCATTACTCTTACTTCTGATAATCCTTTTTGTTCTATTAATAAAAACTCTTGTAGCTGTGGATCGTCTTTTGCTACTGCATGTTTATGATCAAAAGAATCTTTTAACCATGCCTTTAGATCTTTTAAATCTCCAAAGTCCACTACCCAATTTTTATCGTCTAGGTTTTCACAACCAAACTTAAAACTAAAAGACAAAGCATAGCCATGTAGTAAACTGCAATGACTATGTGTTGCTAGTGGTTGTCTGAACATACACGAAAGACCTTCTTCGTGCCCATAAGTTTTTGTAGAATAATATTTAAACTGTCTCATTCATTAACTCCTGATATAAATTTGTAGCTGAGAAATATTGTTCCTCAAGCATGTTTCTGTTATCCTTAATGTTCCTTTGTACTTCCTCAGCATCAAAGTTATTCATTAATGTCTCTATTTTACCTACTAATATTTCTTTATTATCTTTGTAGGATTTCCAATTTTCTGTAAATGCAGAAGGGTATTTAAATATATCTGCATACATTTCTATATAAGATAATCTATTAGGAACCAATGGAACACCACCAGCTCTTAGTATTTCATAACAGCTAATACCTAATGTTTCTTGTAAGTTTGCTGAGAATACCATCTTAGACTGTTCTAATAGTTTGTTATACTCTGGTTTTGTAAGATTATAATCATTACAATTAACCCACTCATATTGTGGAAGAGTCTGTTCTAAATCCTTAAATATTTCTAATTGTTTTTCAGGTGCATTTCTGTGAGGAAACAAAATAATATCCTGTTTAATAGGATTAGAATTAATATGTTTATTTAAATACTCCATAGGCCAACCTGTTCTTACAATTTTACTTCTTAAATAGTCTGAAGAGTCTACATCATTAAGATGATTATCTGTATCGAACATTACATTAGCAAACATTCCAATATGAAATTGTGAGGCAAAGTAGTTTCTATCAAAAGCATCGAACATAGCATATTCAGTATGTCTAACCCATTTAGCATCTCCTATTCTTCTACCTAAGAAATCATGTTCATCATAACTTCCTGCATGCCATAATCCATGTGTAGTAATATTAATATTTAAAAGATCAGCCATATATTTTAATTGTAAAACACCAGGGTGCCAAGCATCTGCAAAGACAAAGTGATCTCCATCTTCTATTTGTTGTTTCTGAAATAAGTCTGCAATAATTTTTACTTGTTCTGCTTTGTATATGTTTGTACCTGCAAAGTCTAAGAAGGCACCTGGAGTGGTTCCATTAGCAATATCATCTGGACCTTCAATTACTACAATGTCCTGTCCTGTTTTATCTGCTATAGATTGAGGAAACTCTGTTTTCCATTGTGAGGTATATCGTGTCTCGACATATTCTAAATCAACTAAATAAATCATTCTGTACTATGCCTCCGTTTTCATTGTCCTCATATACTTCAACTTTTACTGCACGATTAGGATAATGTTCTTCTATATAATTTATAAGTGATTCGCCTACCATCTCGCATGATTGGTGGTCTAGTTTCACAACACCTTGATCAAATGTTCTTTCTAGTTCACGCTTAAATTGTATGAACTCAATGTCTCTGTCGTTATGTTCAACACCAACAGTTACATAAAAATGGAAAATGTGTCTATGAGGATAACCTAAGAAGCTAACATCATCCCAATCTCCTGTAGCGTATTTAGGATTAGTATCTGCTCCTGGGAACATATGAACTCCTTCCTTTTGGAAGCTTACTTTTATATAGCGTTTGCGTTCAGCCATTCTGGTACCTCTCTATTTGTATATCTTGCAAAGTCAATTTTGTATTTGTTGTAATACCTACGATAAGAATTGACTACATTCTTACCTTTTACATCATCAGGCATTGCTAATGGCAAGCCTTTCATATCTGCTGTATCAGCATGTGGAATATTCTTAGGTGCATACCTAAGTAAGTGTTCTAGTTTTTCTTGTGTCAAGTGTACCCTACCATACCTGTGAGTATATTCTTTACATAGTTTATTCCATAGATCATATAGATAATCATAATTGGCATTACTATTTCTAACCCATAAACCATCTGGATGGTTGACATGACTGGCCTTGTACAAAGTAGCCTCCATGTTAGAGTTTGGGTGTCGCCACCTTTTAATTTTTCTACCTTTGTCCGTAAGTTCGCCATATAGTTCTCCGTCTAAATACCTATGTGCTGTACACATAAGCTGTGCATATTCAATTACCATTTTAACAACATGTTTATCACAATGCTGTTCTGCACATAGCAATGGATTTTCATTAAGTAAAAATATATTCATACAAATAAATCCTCTAAACTACTAGGTGCTTCTGTTCCTACTGCCATACTCTTCATACTACCACCTAGATACTGGTTACTTTCCCAAGCATCAAACTGCTCACGATTAGTTACATTATAGAGATTCCTGAACTGTCCGTCAAGTTTCATCTTACCCGTAAATGCTAAAAGGGTTTCTTTATCATTCATCATCTGTTCTAGGTGTGCCATAAAGTTTCTAATAGACATAAGGATAAATGCTGTTCTAACATAGATCCACTTGTTTAAATTGCCATATTTCTCTTTTGCCTTCATGCTAGGTGTGTTCATAATAGTGTGGAATTCGTCTAAATCTACGCCTAAGTTGATCGTTTCCTGCACATTATCATACATTTCTCTATATAAATTAGACATCTTCCTAGAAAACTTAGTTGTGCCTGTGCCCATGTAATATAAACCTGTCTCAACCGCCCTGCTATGAGTTGTAGAGTCATAAGATATTTCTACATTTTCATACAAACCGTTCTGACAAAAGACTAGATAAGGAATCATACGCCTAATACTACCTACTCCTAATACATGTAAGTGCATAGTTTCTTGTGGCCATACTTTAGCAATCTCACTAGCAATAAAAGCTCGTTTAACATCTTCTAATGGACCTGTGCCTAGAGCTGCTGCTCCCATTGCTACACCGCCAATTCTGTCATGCCATTCTGTAGGAACTTCTTCCATTAAACATTCATACCATCTAAGATATGTATCAACACAATTACCTTGTAGAATAATATAAGGTTTACACTTACTATCGTTCTTTTCAAATATTTCTAATTGCCTTTTTACATTCCTACCTGTCTTACGAGCTAGCTCTTCATAGTTTTCAAAGTCAAAGAACCTAGCTTTTGTATCGTTCCTATCTGATCTATCACCTGTAAGTATAACAGGTATCTCATCAAAGCACATTCCTACATCAGCCCATTGTGCCTGGTTCTCATATACTTTGTCTTTCAATTCATCTGTAATAACCATACCTTGTGTAACAATCTGCAAACCACCTGAGTCTGCATGTATTTCATGTACATGATCTTTATATGCTGTAAATCTATCTCCAAAGGAAGACTCTGTATGTCCGTTATATAACATACTAAATTTATGACTATGAACATCTGTTACCAGCTTGTCTATAAGCATATTAATAATTTGTGAATTCGTTTCGTCTTTAGCTATACCAGGATTACTGAACCTCATATAACTTGTGCCTGAAACTACATAGTCTAATTTTCTAGCCATAATGACTTCCTATAATAAATCCTAATGCAAATATAAACCAATCAAATACAAAGTGCATTAGGAATGATAGTGCAAATATTTCTTTCCAATGCACCTTACAGATATCTAACCATTCTAAAATTTTATTCATGATTTTAATATCTCCAACAGCATATTTGCTTGTGCTGTAGCATCGTCTAAAGCGTGATGATTATTTGCTTTAGGTAATCTTTTATCTAATACATTCATCATTGTTCTCAAACAATAAATGTCCCAAAATTTCCAAGGTATATAGTGATGAGCTGCCTTCATAGCATTCTCAAGAATCACTACATCAAAGTTGGCACCATACCCCCAAATAGGAAGTGACTCTTTACCATACCAAGTTGTAAACCTAGTCAAGGCATGTTCCATACGAAGAGGATCTACTTGCCAGACTTTCTGATACTCTATAGGCTGATTTGCCCACCAGTCAACTGTGTCTTTATCTATATCTAAACCTAATTCTTTGCCATGCCTAGCATCTACATTACAATAAAATGTATCTACAATTTCTAAATTATCAATAAGCACAGCGCCTATTGAAACAATAGCTGCATTGCTTTTTGTAGAGAGAGTTTCTAAGTCTACGACAATATGTTTTCCATTAATATCCATTATCTTGGTGATACCATTTGTTGTTGTGTTATATTATCAAAGAATTCTTTCTTCAAGTCTTCTTTCTTAAAACCGCCTCGTAAAACAGTTGTCTGTGTTAAAGAACTATGTGCCATTATGCCTCTGTTCTCGCAACAACCATGTGTTGCCTGTATATAGACTCCTACATGTTCTGTTTCACATTGTTCCTGGATTTCATTTGCTATCATTACATTAAGTTCTTCTTGTAATGTGCCTCTTTTAGCACACCATTGTGCTATCCTTGTATATTTAGACAAGCCTAATAGTTTATCACCTGCAATTATTCCTATGTATGCAATACCTGTAACAGGTTGGTGATGATGTGAACACATACTTTTCAATTCACTTCTCACTACCAACATACCTTCATATCCGCCTTCCACATAATTAGGAAAAGCATTAGGATTAGGCATGTCATTATACCTACCAGACATAATTTCTCTAATATACATCTTTGCTAAACGACGAGGTGTGTCCTTACTGTTAGGGTCATTCTCTACATCTATTACTAGACTATCTAATACTTCACGAAATTTAGGAACCAGTTCTTCGATTAGTTTATCTTTGTCTCCTGGCTCTAAACAGTCTGAAATATTATCACCAGCATAGTATCTAATGCCTTTGTCCTTTAACCGTGCAATTATTTCCTTACTTATCATTGTTTTCCTCCCATGGATATATTAACCATTGTTTGTTATTATAGAGCCTTACTCCTTCATAGTCAAGTTTCATTGTACCAATTTTGCTATGAAGTACAGCCCAATCTGATTTAGGCGCGTACTCTCTAATAGATTCTATTGTTTCACCAGAATCACATATATCATCTACAAACAGTATGTCTGAGGATTGATTCTGATCTTCGTTTCTTATTGCCAAAAGTTCTTCTAACTTTCTGACGTCTTTATGTCTTCCATCT